TTATAAATCGTGGTTCAAAAGGTGGCGAGAATGCGTTAAACTTTTTACGATCGGTGAGAGATATGCTCGCTGGTTCTTCTCGTAAAAAAGTTAATATGACAGTCAAATGGGATGGCGCACCTGCGATCATCTGTGGTATCAATCCAGAAAATGGTAAATTCTTTGTAGGTACAAAAGCAGTATTTAACAAAAATCCAAAAATCAATTACACAACAGGCGATATAAGAAAAAATCACTCTGGTGATTTAGCAGATAAACTATCCGTAGCATTAAGAGAACTAGGTCGTCTTGGTATCAAAGACGTAATACAAGGTGACTTCTTATTTACACAATCAGATTTAAAATCTATAAACATAGACGGTGACAAGATGATTTCTTTTACACCTAACACTATTACATATGCTGTTCCTGTTAATTCAGATATTGGTAAAAGAATTTCTAAGGCAAGAATGGGAATAGTATTTCACACAAAATATTCAGGTAAAACTTTAGATAGTATGACAGCAGGGTTTGGTACAGTTAGAGGATCAGCAAAAAACGTATTTCTAGCAAGTGCTGGTTACAGAGATGTATCTGGTTCTGCGAAGTTAACAAGAAACGAACTTACACAATTTGATGCGAAGTTAAGAATGGCACAAGGTTCATTATCAAAAGCAGGTCCAATATTAGATGAGATGAGTAAATCATCATCTGACGCTTTAAGTGTAGGGTTTAGATTAAAAACTTTCTTTAATTATTATATTAGAAACACACAAGGTCATATGGCAAAAGTTAGAAATCTTGTAGATATGTTTAGAGAGTATTATATTAATATCTTACAAGCAGAGATAGACGCCAGAAAAACTGATAGTGGTAAGAAAAAATATAAAGATATTTTAGAAAAGAATTTAAAATATATTGATAGAAATAAAAATGCATTAATAATGGCAGTTGCTTCTCACGTCACATTACAAAACGCTAAAAACTTTTTAATAAGTAAGATGAGTGAGATACAAAGTATAGGTCATTTTTTAAGAACTTCATCAGGTTACAAAGTAACAGCACCAGAGGGATATGTTGCTGTAGATAGAATTGCTGGCGCTGTGAAGTTAGTAGATAGAATGGAATTTAGTAGAGCAAACTTTACAATGCCGAAAGGTTGGAAGTAATGAATATTATTTTAATAGGTGGCCCAGGTTCAGGTAAATCAACTTACGCTGAATTTATAACAAAAGAGTTTGATATACCCCATATCTACCCTGGTGAACTATTAAGAAAAGAAAAAGAAAAAGGTGGCGAGATAGCAAAACGATTATCTAATTTAGGTAAAGGTGGTTTCGCTCCAAATGATATAGTTTTAAAACTTATCAAAGACGCTGTTGCTAAAGCAGATAAAGGTTTTGTATTTGATGGTTATCCAAGATATATGCAACAAGTAAAAGATTTAGAAAAAGAAAAAATTAAAATAGATAAGGTTGTTTATTTAAATGTAAGTCCAGAAGAAGTAATTAGAAGATTAACTAAAAGAGGACGAGCAGATGATAAACCAGAGATTATCAAAAATAGAATTGCGTTATACAAAAAAGAAACAGGTCCTGTTGTAGAGTATTATAGAAACAAACCTGGTTTCATAGAAGTTAAAGCAGAAGGTGGTGAACCAAAAGATATTGCTAATAAAATAATAAATAGATTAAAGGGTAAAACTTTGAATGAGTTTAGACATTATTTGAATGAAGGTGTTTATGACCCAGGTATATTTAAGGCGTTCTTTTTAGCTGGTGGACCTGGTTCAGGTAAAACATTTGTTACACAATCTGCCTTTTCTGGTACTGGGTTAAAAGTAGTAAACTCTGATTCTGCGTTTGAAAGAGGTTTAAAGAAAGCAAACTTATCTCTTAAAATGCCTGATGAAGAAGAATACTTTAGAAATATTATTAGACAAAGAGCAAAGACAACTGCGGGTAATATGTTAGATCAATATGTACAAGGTAGATTGGGTTTAATTATAGATGCCACAGGCAGAGATTTACCACTTGTTCAAAGACAAACAAGTATGTTAAAAAATATTGGTTATGATTGTTATATGGTATTTGTAAACACTAGTTTAGATGTGGCGTTAGAAAGAAATAAAAATCGACCAAGATCAATACCAGAATATATTGTAAAGAAAAGTTGGGATGGTGTACAAGCAAACATTGGAGCATTTCAAAGAGTGTTTAGTCCTAACAAAATGTTAATTGTAGATAATAATAGAAGTGAAAAAGAATTAGTAGCAAATGTTTTAAATCAAGCCTCAAAATTTATTAGAGGTAGATTAAGAACTAAACCAGAAAACGGAATAGCGTTAAGTTGGATAAAGAAAGAATTAGAGTTAAAAAGAAGATGAGATTTAAAGACTTTGTATTAGAAAGTATCATAGATATACCAAGAAAAACATATGCGCCAGCTGTGTTTGATGACGCTGATACTAAAGATCCAAAAATTAAACCAAGTGTTAAAAAACTAATTAATGAACAAATCAAAGAGTTTGAAAAAGAATATCCAGTATTAAAAGTATCTTTGATAGGTTCTATTCTTACAAAGAGATATAGAAACGATGCTGATTTAGACTTAAATGTATTGTTTGATGTACCAAAAGAAAAACAAGAGGAAGAAAGAGTAAGACTTTCTCAACAATATCTATCAGCAAAAAATCCAAATAACATACAAGGTAAATTAATTCCAGGTTCTAAACACCCAATCAATTATTATTTTATCACAGATGAAAAAACTTATGACGACCAAAATAAAAAAGCAGATGCTGTATTTGATATAGATGATAATAAATTTATAAAGAGACCAGAAGAATTTACATTTGACCCTAACTTATATGTAAAAGATTTTGAAAAAAAAGTACAAGAGTTAGATGTAGTAAAAGGTGAACTTAAACGAGATATAATAGATTACAACGAATTAAAAGAACTTACACCAAATGATGTATTGAACTTACAAGAAAAGATAAAAGATAAGTTAGAAGAAATAGAAGATAGTTTAGAAGACATTATTAAAATTGGTGATGGTGTTGATGCTGAAAGAAGATCAGCATTTGATACAGATATGTCACCAGATCAAATTAGAACTTATGGTGTTAAAAATAGATTACCTAAAAATGTTATCTATAAAATGTTAGAAAAATATCACTATCTAAAATTCTATAAGAAATGTAAAAAGATTTTAGAAGATGGTATGGTTACAGATAAAGAAGTACAAGATTTAGAAATACACGAAGCTAGAGAAAAGTCTATGGTATTTACTTTTGGTAGATTTAATCCACCAACAATCGGACATCAAAAGTTAATTCAAAAAGTTTTATCTTTACCAGCAGATGAAAAGAAAATATATTTAAGTAGATCGCAAGATAGTAAAAAGAATCCATTAGAACCAAATGCTAAATTAAGATTTATGAGAGATATGTTTAAATTTGCTAGACGTAATTTAGAACTTAACCCTACCAATATGGTTTTAGATTTAATGACTAGTATTCACAAAAAAGGTTACACAGATGTGACAATGGTTGTAGGAAGTGATAGAGTAAGAGAGTTTGAAAATATATTAACAAAATATAATCAAGTTAAATCACGTCACGGCTATTATGATTTTGATACAATTAAAGTTGTATCTGCTGGTGATAGAGATCCAGACGCTGATGGTGCAGTAGGAATGTCAGCAAGTAAGATGAGAGATGCCGCTGCCAAAGGCGATAAAGTATCATTTAAAAAAGGTTTACCTGCAACATATAGAAGTCCAGCAGATGTAGATAGAATATTCGGTTCTGTAAGAGTTGGTATGGGACTTAAACCAAATCTTGCTGCTTCATATGGTGGTATGATGCACTCTGCGCCAGAGAAACCAGTAGTATCATTAAAAGAGTTTGAACAAAACCAAATAAGAGATTTATACGTTAGAGATATGATTTTTAACGTAGGAGATAAAATAGATTATGTCAAAGAAGACATACAAGGACAAGTAAAAAGAAGAGGAACAAATTATGTTGTCCTCGAAGATAATAACAACAATTTACACAAAGCATGGATATGGGATTGTATTCCCATCGCAGCGAACAGAGAGGTCGAAGTGAGAGAATATAACCTAGACGTAGATTACGGATTTAAAGCAGTATCAAATATAGAAGAAGATTTAGATAAAACACCACAAGATAAAACAGTGGCTAAAAAACCAGGTACACAACCTAAAAAATATTACAAAGATTTATCTAAAGATAAGAAACAAAAGAGAGCTGATTTCTTCAAAAAACAGAAGTATAAGAAAAGTGATGATGAAGATGATTACAAATCAGCGCCAGGTGACAAAGATGCGAAGACTAAACCGTCTAAACACACACTCAAATATAAGAAGATGTTTGGTGAGTTAAGAAAAGATTTACAAGATGCTTGTTGGAAAGGATATAAACAAGTAGGTATGAAAGATAAAAATGGAAAAAAAGTACCTAATTGTGTGCCAGAAGCATACGATATAGGACACGATTATGCGAAACATACATCATCTATTACACCAGGACAAGATGGTTATGACTCAAATTATCAAGGTGGTAATTATGTACCAAGTAACGAAGAAGATAATAACAAAAAAGTTATAACTAGACCAGAAACTACTGACATTAGTGTGAAGAAAAATACAATAGATGTAGAGAAAAAAGATATTGAAGAATGGGCAATCTCGGATTCCACAATAGATAAATATAAACAAAGATATAAAGAAGAATGGCGTTCAAAACTGGACGAAGTTGTGAAAAGAATGATGGAGAAAATTGATGTTAAAATTTAGTGATTATACTGATAGAATTAGTAAAGCAGTTCACTACCACGTAGAGAACAATATACCTCTAGCAGAGAATATCTATCGTATTCATAGTGAAGAATTTTACAAGTTGTTTAGAGAAGCCAGAGAACTTTATAATGACGGAATTTTAGAAGTGTCAAGTGATTGGGATAAACAGTTACTTAACACAGATATTGGCGAGTTTGGTATTTACGAAAATGAACAAGTACCATTAGATATGCCAATTGAAGAAGAAGACAAAAAGAACCCACCACTTAATAAACCAAAAAGAGGTGGACCTAAAAAGTTTTATGTATTTGTCC